CTGGGACCATACAGCACTTTCAGATGCTTTTTTTACTCGTAAAAATGCAGATGTTATCCAACAAGGGATCAAGAAGGAGGTCTATCGTATGAGCGGCCCCCAAAAATACGTCATTGATGACCAAGATGTAGACGAATTGAAGATGATTATGCGTGCAATGTATTTACAATATGCTAAAAATAATCCATTTGACGTACAAGGACAAATTACGGAGCTTAATAATTTGGTGATTAAGTGGGCTTCCCCACGAATTATGTCAGAAATTGAACAATATAATTATTATTTGAACGATATTAGTCATTTACCCGTTCCGCTGGAGCAGCCCGTGTCTATGTCCTCTGCTGGAACGAGATCACTGCCGTTTCAGAAACAAATGTAATGCACTTTTTAGAAAAAAGTGCGCAAAAATCTATTATAATTTAGAAAAAATGATAAAAACTATTATATTTTATAAAAAGTGAGAAAATCTATTAAATTTTAGAAAAAGTAAGTAAAAATAAATTGTATTTATAAATCCAATTTATTTTTGTGAACTTTTTTCATTACTTGTGAAAAAGTCCCTTAAAATAGTTCAGGCTTATAGCAAAAACGATAGCACGCTGTATGAGATCTTGTTTGCCCTTTATCATCGTATACTAATTCAAACTCTTCAATAGCGACGGGAGGATAAATTAATGCTCTTTTTCCTGTTTTTGTAATGATCCAATCAGCTGAAAATGGCACAATAGAAGAATTTACTAAAGACCACTCTGCATATCCATAATAGTACTGAGAAAGAATACATAGTGCATGCTTACGTGATAGTAAATACATCTGTGCGCCCCATGTACCATCATCAGGATAATGTAAATATTTAAATGGATCACGTTTCAACCAGGTAGGATAACTAGAATAGGTATCTATTTCACTTTCACACATGTATCCTAATAATAATATATCCAACTCAAGAGTATTAAAATCACATAAAATATGTGGTAATTCTATCATAAAATCTTTGCGAATAATAATATCATCTTCACAAAAGATACCATAGTCTTTATCAGATTCATAAAAAGAGCGAATCATATCCAAATGACCATAACAGGTAGACCATACACGTTTTAATTTATCATCAATCTTGTGCAATCTTCTATCATTAAAATCAACACCTATACTAAATTGTGCATTAATCTGTAATGTATTGAATATGTTCTCCATGACATCTCTTCTTTTATTTTTATACGATAAACAGTAAAATCCAATATTCATTATAATGAATTATAATTCTCTGCTTTATATCTTTATAGTTTTTGTCTCAATCTTCGTGTCAATCTTCGTAACAACTTCTTTGCCTTCTTTGCAATCGCACTGTGCTTCCATTGTCTAGCTCTCATATATGCGGCATGAACGCCACGAACATCCACCTTACATGTCTTCTTTCTGCAAATGGGAAAGCGTCCCTTAGAGCCTAGAAAACATTTCTTACCACATGTTTTACGCATGACCGTACGTTGATGTCTGCTAGGTTTTTGTTTACTCCATCCTCTAGTAACTGATTTTTGTTTTCTAGTCTGTGCCATGTATTTCTATTATACCTTTAGATGTATTTATTATGTGTGTTCCTTAAATGTACAAAATACTTTATCCCATAATGAAAATCGTTTTGCATAATTACAGTTATTCATTGAATGATGTAAATCATGATTTTCTGTATATAAAGCAATATCAAATAATTTAGGTAACCAAATACATTGAGGAAAAGATCCAGTTGGAGCCAGCATCTTACCAGTATGTCCACTAATCTCTGTAAAAATTTTATAGGTGGTTAACAAATAAAATTCAAATAAGGATATTGAAGGAATACACCATAAAGATATCACAGTAGGCAATGAAATAGAGAGAAATACATCTAGTGGACTATGATAGAAGGTAGCAATTGTAATGGGATGTGTAAATGCATGATGTTTCTTATGTATATATGCGTATAAATATGGATGATGCAAGGTTCGATGTGCAATATAATGGAAAAAATCCAAAATAATTTCAAATAAAAAAGAGATGGGGATAAAAAAGAGTAGTCTGCTTGAAAGAGTAGTATCAATCATATATCGTTTTAAATAAATGTGTGTAGCCGCTTCCACCGCAGTGATAATAAAAACATTTCCATGAAGTTCCAAATTATTTTTGGTTGTAAAATTATTTTCAGAAATAGTTAATTTGTTTCGTGTACCATAGTTTATAAATTCCATGAGTAAATAATTTCTCAAAATCAATAGACCATAACTCGTTCCAAATTCCAAATAATTTCCACTCGTTGTGTACATAGTTGCTTCATATTGCAGAGCACTTAAAAGTATTATAAATCCATTAATAAAAATGAAGTTTTTAAATGACTGAAAAGAAGGTAGCATGTATTATAGAGTGAGAAAGATATGGAGCGTTCTGTACTCATTAAAAATAATAAAAAATCAGATATATTATTGGTATCTTTTTCCGGATATGACCTACGAGTAAAAAAGGTATCCCCTTTTATTTTTGTAAATTTATTTGAAAAACATTTTCAAGACTTAGATCAATATTTTTTTAATGATATACATCGTGCCTCTTATCATAAGGGAATTGAAGGAATTTCTACTACCATAGATGAAACCGTAGAATACCTTAAAAATGTCATTCAGCCTTATAAACGAGTCATTTTTGTTGGAGTATGTTCAGGAGGATATGCTGCAATTCTACTTGGTTCCTTATTAAACGTAAATACTGTTCTTGCCTTCATTCCACAAACTCATCGTAGAGCAATAGATATTGATGAAAAATACCGAGATAGTATTCCTTATATGAATACCACTACAAAGTATGTGATATATGGTGATTTAAGTGTAAAAAATCCAGTGGATCCCCATCATATATCTCACTGTGATCGTATTGCAAATCAGTTGAATACAACAGTTATAAGAAAAGACATAATCATATTTAAAAAATTAAAAGAAGATGGTGAACTATTTACCATTCTTTATAACATTATTTATAACTGATTTATTTTTTACTCACCATTGGCTTCTTCTTTTTTGTAACAGCCGAATCTGATTTTGCAACAGATACCGATTCAGTTACACGCACCTCAGAATATTTGACCCATGCCTCCTGAAACTCTGTCAGATCCGCTAGCCATAGGGAAGAGGCTGTTTCTGATTCCAGCCGTTCCTTCTCTGCTTGTTTCTCTGCAATCTGTTCATCCAGCTCTTTTACAGCAGATTGCTTTACACGATCCATGCGCATTCGTAGAACATAGTCATAAGAATCATATGCATCAGGCTTCTCCATACAACTTAGCGCAGGAATAGAACACCGCTTCAGTCCCTCTACAATTTCTTCATCCGTTCGTTTCTGTAGAACTAGTTTATCATCAAGAATCGCCTGAATGAATCGTCGTTTGGCATCTAGTTCCTCCATTTGTTTTATGAGCATTCCCAGCCACATTTGACGACGAGCCTCGTACATGGGTAGTCGTTTTTCAATGAATGCCTCTAAGATATCACCCACGGTTTTGTATTTTACAATGTTGAACTCCGTATCAAAGCACGTCATGTTCGTTGTTTTCCATGAGGTAGTCAACTTGAACTTCTTCTCAAACTTCTCCTTGTTATCCTTAATTAAGTCAAAACCTTCTTCGGTAAAGTACAAGATAAAGCGCACATCTTGATCATTGTAGAGATCATCAAACCCTTTTAGGCCACAAGGTTCTACATCACCAACTTTGGAGGAACTAGATCCCGTTTCTGCCTTTTTGGCCTCCTTTTTCGCTTCTTTGGATTTCTTATCATCTGCTTCGCAGAGTTCATCCAGAAAGGCTTTGTAATCCTTGGTCCAGGTGCCAACAGGCAACTCGGTAATAGTAACGGTCTTCTTTGCATCGTCCATTTCATAGATACCTTTGGTCCACCACGTTTGCTCATCAAACCGGCTAATAACGCCTTTAAAGCCAAACCACCAGGGATCCAGAGGACGACCTTCTAATGATGCGACGGAACCCTGTAGACGGTGACGCAACAGACAGACAATATCATCTGGTTTATGCGGGGGTACATCGGTAGAGTAGCCCGTTCCAATTCCCACAGAGCCATTGAGTAATAAGAGAGGTACCACAGGCAAGTAGTACTCGGGCTCTACCAAGTCTCCATCATCGTCAATGTGTTTTAATAGACAGGCATCTTCTTTGCGAAAGATTTTACTGACAATATCTTCCAGATACGTATGAATATAACGTGGCGAAGCAGCATCCTTGCCGCCCATTAAGCGACTTCCAAACTGACCCATAGGTTTCAACAAGTTCACGTTATTAGAGCCAACAAAGCTCTGCGCCATACCAATGATGGTTCCATTAAGGGATGCTTCACCATGATGATAAGCGGCATGTTCTGAGACATACCCCGCCAATTGAGCTACACGAATTTCTTCTTTCAAGTTACGCTTCAAGCAGCTAAAGAGGATCTTACGCTGAGAGGGTTTTAGGCCATCCATTAGATGCGGTAAGGAGCGAATGTTATCTGCATTGCTAAAGTGAATCAATTCGTTATCAATAAAGCTCGTGTAACTGGCTTTGTTGTTAACGGGAATTAACATCTTGGTTGGTTCATAGTGACCGAGCCATTTCTTGCGATCATCTGCCTGTTTCTTGTTAAAGGCCAGATTAATAGACTCATCCGTTTTCTCGTCCCATTCATATTGAATCTCGTGTAAGTCCTTGAACCACTCACGGGCTTCAGCAGGAGTAGACGTACCCAACCCTTTGTAGTATTTGATTTTCCATCCTTTCATGTCTTCTTGAGCCTCTTTCCAGCTATTAAACTCAGGAATAGAATAGAAGGAAATTACACTTTTTCCTTTCATGGCCTTGAGAATAGGCGTTAATAGTGTACACAAGAATCCTGTTTGCATGAGTCCAGGCCATTCCGCATGGAACAGATTCATGAGTAGACCTTTGATATGGGATCCATCGTGATCTTGATCGGCCATGACCATGACACGACCATAACGTAGTTCAGACGCATCCTTGTACTTTTTGCCTTGTTCCAGTCCAAGAATCTTTTTGATAGCAGTTAGTTCTTCATTTGCGTTAAATTTCTGAATGGTAATATCACGAACATTCAGCAGTTTACCACGAAGAGGAAAGACACCCCATCGTTCACGGCCAACTTCTTTCAACCCTGAGATAGCAGAGGTAGCAGCTGAGTCTCCCTCTGTGAGAATGAGTGTGCATTCCTTGGATTTATTAGTACCAGCCAGAAGGGCATCTTCCAACTTGGTCATACCACGTAGAACGGTGCGCTTTTTGCCGTCTGTCTTCTTCGCATCACGAAGGGTCTTCGCCTCCAGTAAGAACTTTGCTTCTTCTAATAATCCGAGTTTAGACAATGTTTCTACCAGTTTGCCCGAGTACTCTGGCTTAGATCCAAACTCTGCAGCGGGTGTGGTAAGAAAGTCCTTGCTTTGAGAGTCAAAACTAGGGTTGACAATAGTACTATTTAAGAATAAGACAACGGAATTCTTGAGCTGCCCAGGCTTAATGTCTACCTTCTTCTTTTTAGCCACTTCGCAGAAGTCAGCCAATAGTTTACGTGAAACGGACTCCACGTGTTTACCTCCTTTTTTAGTATTGATGCTGTTAACAAAGGAGATGTGTTTGTCTTCTGGTAGTTCTTCTTCATCAGAATACAAGTGGGAGGCCAGAATGGCACCGACTTCCCATCGAGGGCCGCAGGACTCATACGCAAATCCTGTCATTCCATCCCGCAAGAAGAGTTTGATGAACTTTTCAAAGGTATTACTCAGAATAGGTGATCCATTCCATGTCACTTTGACTTCTTTTCCCATTAGCGCAGCGAGTTCAACTGCACGGCTGTGAAAGACTGCCACCATGTCATCCACAATACCTGAATCGTTGAAGGCACCTTGAAAGAGTTTGCGATCAGGAATGAAGGTGATCTTTACAAACCCTTTTGCTGTAGATTTTTTGATACTAGGTTTTTCTACTTTGAACATGTTGTCGTACCATGATTGAGAGTATTGTTTTCCAGATGCGGGGCAGCGAATGTCTACCGTGAACAATTTGCTCAAAATATTTGTGCAATTATGAGTAACTGTGAAGTCATTGATGAGAAAGCGTTCATTTCCATCAATCTGAATTCCAACATACGATCCAATTCCCTTATCAATGATATGTAAATATCCTGTACTCTTTGATGTATTGCGTTGAATAGGGGCCGCACATTTTTTACGAGGAAGTCGTGTAGGAATATCTTCTACACCATTACCTGAAATGTTCATTGTAAATGCTTCGCCTTCTTTTTTAACACCATTCCATGTCCATGTAGTGTGGTGTTTATTAATTTGGCAATTAAATCCAAGTGAACGAGCTAGATACACAATATCGTGAGCAAGTTGTTCATGATTCAATCCTTGCGCAATGGAAATTCGTGTTCCATTGCGTGATACAGATCCATCTGTATCAATTATTCCTGCTAATACTGCTAAGCGTGTATTACGATCATTGAATAAGTAGTCATGAGGAATATGTTTGTTTTGAATAAGGCCATAGTTGGCTAATTGTTTTTTGAGAGGAGCAAATCCTTTTTTGTGAAAATGTTCAGTAGATGTAAGAGCATATACATATTTGCTTTTTTTAGTAACGGTCGCATCATTGTTCTTTCCCCATTCTGATAGATAATCAATAATTTCAGGGTCTTTCTCTCCATAACAGGTATAGGTATATCCAGTTGATGTTCCATCCCCTAACCATAAGCCGAGAACATAGGGATCAAGAACAACCTCTTTATGAGGCCATTGAACGCATTCCCCACGAATTCCTGCCAAACGAAGTTTAGTTGTATGATTCAACTTCATATACTCCTGAATGCTCATATCAAACACATTGTTATCAGGAATCGTTTTACAGAATTCTTCTAGTTTCATGCGGATTGTAAGGGATTCTGCAGATTCCTGAGGTGTTTTAACAGGCTTCTTACGTTCCACTTTTGGCATTGGAATGCCTGCGTGCATTCGTTTGTAATGACGTCCCAAATTTTGTCCAAGTGTCTGATTGCATTCAGGACAAGTAATAGATGGTCGTTCTGAACAATTTTCTGTTTTAGAACAAATTCGCTTTTCAGAATGATCCCACCACAGAACTGTCCAGCCATTTTTTGCAGTATTCCAAAAGATTACTTTGTGATCAGGCATATGAAGGGTTAGAATATGCTCTGAATTAACAACATATGATTCACTATTTGCTTGTTGAACTTCATACATCTGCCCATCTCCTTTTGTAATAGCCAGAACATTGCGGATGGTTCCATCATCTCCAATGAGTTCATCCCCTACAATAATTTCATCTGCACGTTTTTCTTTACTTGACCAAAGTAATACTTTCGTATCAGGGGAGAGGCATTTCGAACCGTACCCATTTTTGCCCCCTACGATCTTCTCTTCACCCTTATCATAATTACTTGACGTAAGGAGATGTCCGAAAATAAGCTCTGGAATCATGACGCCT